AGTAGTGATCTCCCAACTTAAAAACACAAGCCATAACAAACTATATTCAATCAATATTGGTGTCCATCACCTGAAGAACTTAAAATACATACACTTACTTAAGTGTGCATTTTAATTCTTTAATTCTTTTCTTTCCTTATCTCTCTATCTATCTCTTAATCATCAAAGAAGTTCAAGCTGTTTTCGCTGTCTGACTTCATGTCATTTTTTAATTTGTGTAGACTCTGTCTAGGTGGAAATTCACGCCTGGATCCAGTCTTGAATGCTTCCTCACTTGGCTTCATATAAAACAATTGTCCTGAACCATGGTCAATTATCCTAATTGAATACTTACTTATATCATATGCAGTATTTACAAAGTTTGCTTTAGGATTCTTCATTAGGCATTGATTGATATTATATTTAACTAGCCCCAGTATTTTTTTGACTGCTGTCATTATTACATTCACTGCTCTGACTTCTATTGGCATCTTTAACCTCTTCTGTATTGTCTCATATTTGAAGTAATGTTGAGCAAAAAGATAAACCATGGCATTATTATACTTGATGTTTTTGTTATATTTCTTCATTATGTCAATTGCTTTATATCTGTCGTTCATGCTAATAAATTCACCACAATAATTTATAGGTTTTATTTCATCAACATCATCAAACTTCTCCTGTAGTTTATTCAAAATGAATCTTAGTTCTTCAGAATTAATTGGAAGATTATAGTAGAAATAGTCATTTTCCATATCTTCATAATGTTTAAGTGTTCTGTTTATTGTGTAAACACATCCACCTTCTTTATAAACAGTCATTGGTTCTAAAATTACATTTTTGTTAATAAAGTTCACTGCTACACTAACCATTTCTTCAATTGTTTTCTCCTCATAAAAACCATCTAGTTTAAGTTTTACATCCTCAAATTTGATACTTGTTTTGTTTGTTTTCACTGCATCATAGATTGAACTTCTAACTAATGAGTATATCTCTGGGTGTATATCAAGAGCGATAGGAGGATTGAAACCTGTTGTTATTGTTGAATAAATGTCAGAGAATTCTATGAGCACAAAGTGTTCAACAGTTTGTTTTGAATCTTTACTCATATATCTATAGTAGAAATCAGACAAGTTTTGTGATCTAGCTATTGCATCGGTAACACTAGAGTATCTAAAAGTTTCTAATAGTTCAATAAAGTTGTCACGAGCAAAGTCAATGCACGAATGCATGTCATAAAAACCAATGATTATGATAAAACGTAAGTTAAAGAAATTTATGTCATATGCCTCATAGAATGGTCCAGTCTTTTCGAAATTGTCAATTATGTCTGTCAGAAAGGAATCCCTCAATATGTCATAGAGCATCCTAATCATTGACATTCTTCTTAGTTTTCCAGATTTAGGTTCTAGAAAATACCTTTTCCTATTGCTACCCTCTATTAATTCATCAGTTGTGTAATAACTAATGAAAACATTTTCATCACTCTTTAGATCCTCTCCCTTCTCTTCAGAATATCTTTTTATTAACCTCTTAATCATGGTTTTATCTATAAATCTTGTGTCATCCATCGTTTCTTCTTCATCATCATCACCAGGGAGGTTAATTTTAATGACTCCATCATTTTCATATTTCCAACTGTTTGTGTAGTACATAATTGCTACAAATTTGTTTCAAAGGTGACTTAAAACTTGAAGTTTACTTGGATTTTGTACCAGCTTTATATTTGTATTTGTTTGTATTGTTTGTCGTTTTTGTTGGGAGTACACTACT